GTAGGCGGCAGTTGCACCACCCGGGATGTTCGGCGTGACGGGTATCGCGGCAAATAAGCCGCGTCCGAGATAATCGACAATTAAGGTACTTGTCATAATGGGACACCTATGAACTGGCCGAGGTCGTCGGCGATGGCCGAAGGTCCGGGGAGATCGCCATTGACCAGAGGCAACATGCCATTGGATGCCGTTCCGCTGGCCGCCGCTGTGATGCGGCCCTGTTGGTCGATGGTGATATTCGCCAGCGTGTACGCGCCCGGAGTAACCGCAGTGTCGGCCAGACTGATCGTTCCTGTCGAAGTGATCGGACCGCCTGTGAGCCCGGTCCCGGTCGCCACATCCGTCACACCGGCGACCCCGCCACTCCCGCTGACGATCGACGTGATGCGGCCGTACTGATCGACATGAAGATTCGGGTTCGAGTAATCGCCGGCGATCGTGGCCGGCACGAGAGGCAGGTCAATGTCTTCGATCGCAGAGAATCCAGCACCTTCGACAAGGCCATCGGCCAGCGTGATCGAATAGATGAACTTGTGCATCAGAAGCTATCCGTGAATGTGCCGCTGAGGCCCGAATCGCCGGCCACCGAGAGCGCCCATGCTCCCGTCGGTGTCTTGTAGATGAGTCCCTGTAGAAACAGCGAGTTCAACACCTCGACCATGATCTCCCAATTCCGGCCTTCACGACGATCGGGATTCTCAGGATCGCGGCGAAGGAACGGTTTGCCACGTCCTGACTTCTTCGGTGGCGTTGGTGGCGTGGGTGGAATGGTCGGCGTTGTTGAAGATGCCGCCGCACCTGTCGTTTCGAATCGTTGGAGGAGATTGGCCCGGCGTGCAAGGGCAGCCATCAGAGCGCTACGGATGCCGGGCGTCTCAAGAGTCGGCATGGCTCAGTTCCAAGAGGTCGCTTTGTACTGCTCAATCTTCACCGTATTCGCCGCATCGGAGATCGAGAATCCGGCCCAGAAGTCCAGCGTCGTCGCGACCGTGGAATCGAACCCGGTACCTTGCGCGGCCGCCGTCTTCGGAGCCGTCATCACCGTCTGCGAGTTCACGCCATCGACCTGAGCCGCAGTCACTGTGAACTGAGGACCAATCACCAGCGATTGCCCCATGAACTTCGCGGCCACTCCCGAACCGACTGCCTGGCATGTCAGCAGGAACTTCGCGTAGAACGGAAGGTTCGTATGGCCCGAGGCGTTGAGTTGCATGGCCCCGGTGCTGAACACGATGATCGGGCCGGGCGCAAGCATGATCTGGAACGTGATCGTGCCGGGCGTCGTGACAAGACTGCCGATGCCGCCCCAGACCTCGACTTCCAGATAGCGGCCGACCGTCCAGTAACCCGGCGGGACCGTGCAGAGCGAGTTGGTTGGAATGACCGTCTTGGCCACCGTGAACGCGCCGAACGAGGCGCCGGCGACGGTGTTGACGCCGAGCACGTCGAAGAATGAAGGCTGCGGGAACGCCATGATCGACCCCTTTAATAATCGGTGTATGCATACTGGTCTTGATAGGGTTGCGAGTCTATGTAGCTTGAGTCCGCGTAATAGCCACCGTAAGGCGAGTCTTCACCGGCATAAGGATCGCCACCGAGTCCTGATGGGAACCCGGTTGCCGCCATGAAGGCATTACCATCGCCGGATTGCTGACCGCCGTAGGCGTTCGGGTCCGTGGCAGCGTACAAGTCCTGATTGAACTGATTTTGACCGTAAGTCGATTGCTGAGAAAACTGTGGCGGTGGCGTGTAAGCGCCGCCACCGATACCCACATATCCCATATCCGGAACACCGCCAGGACCGACACCACTCAAGCCCGATGGGCTGCGCTGGATGTAGCCGGGGTTAACGCCACCCCCGCCGCCGGCAGCCGGGACGCCTTGCTTCGAGGCCGCGAGCATCTGAGAGAACTGATCGCTGGCCTGTTGACGGTTCAGTGCGGACTGGCCAGCGGCCCCGTACTGCGTGGCAAGCTGGCCGTACATGCCAGCGTTCGGATATGGTGCCGAGATCGAGTTGAGCCACTGTGCCTGCTGGTCGGCTTGGCCAGTGTTCTGTTGGTTGAACTGATTCTGGAGGCCAACCTTCTGTTGAGCGATCTGGTCATTGAGTTGAAGGTTCTCTTTCGTGGCATCATAGTTGATGCCACGCGTTGCCGCGTCGGAGACGGTGAAGTTGCCGAGCCCACGGTCGATCATACTCGCCTGCGAAGTCCCTTGCCGTTGTGCTGTGGTGTCGGCGATTTGCTGACGTGACGACTGGCCGTAATTGTCGAGCATGGCCATCGCCTGCTGTTGCCCGCCAAGCTGATTCTGCATCGTTTGGTTGTAGAGGTTGTTGACCGTGTTCCCGAGGCCGATGTTCATTCCCAACTGGCCCTGATACGAAGCGTTGTAGGCAGGGCCAAGTGCGGCCATCGCTTGCTGAGGCGAACCGCCGAGCCCCTGGAACATATTGCCGCCGGACGCCATGCCGGAATACGGGATTTGGCTGAAGTCTACCGCGTAGGGATTGGTCGCCATGGTCATCGTCCTACAATGATCGGGTGGCCGAGGAGCTTCAATCCTTCGGCCACCCTGAACAAGAACCGCCATGAGGGTAGCGGCCATGTCTTCCACTCAATCTACCGTTAAGTACCGCAACATCAAAGGATTCCCCGGCTACCGTGTCGGTGACGACGGCTCGGTATGGAGTTGCCGCAAGCAAGTCGGATTGGGACGTGGCAACGGGACGCGAGGATTCGTTGGAAGCGTGTGGAAAAAGATGCGGCCGGGAATTGGCACTAGCGACCACAGATTCGTAGTCCTTTTCCCCGCCAAACAGACGCGTCTCGTTCATCGTCTCGTCCTCGAATCGTTCGTTGGCCCATGTCCACCTGGGATGCAAGGTCGCCACTTTCCAAAACGCAATCCAGGAAACAACCGTCTCTCGAATCTCAAATGGGGAACTCCGGCACAGAACTCAGCCGATAGAGATGTTCATGGAACAACGTCTCGTGGAGCGAAACACTGGAATGTGAAACTTACGGCACGCCGCGTACGATCTATCCGAAGGATTTGGTTGCAAGGCCGGTTGACGCAAGAGCAAATCGGCGCACGGTACGGCGTAACAAAAGGAGCAGTTCGGCTTGTGGTTTTAGGAAAACTCTGGAAGCACGTTGCCTAACGACCACGGCTGCGAATCTTACCTTGAATCGAGGTTATGCAACGAATCGACTCTAAACTCCATGGTGCCGAAGCGCGGAGCCGAATATAGAGAGCATGGGCCGCAACTCTGACTTGGCTCGACAGATTTCGGCTCGCTTCGAACACACCAGAATCGACAGGTTCGGACGCCAACGCTTCTTCAGCCGTCGCACCCGCCAGAATCTCATACGTCACATCCCCCGACTGCATCCCGAGCACGGCCTGCAAATTTTTGAGCATAATATCATCGAGATTCTTGCTCACAAGTGGCCCAATGACCACTTCGCTATTGATCGGCACACCGTCATCATCCGTGGCAGTAGGGTCGATCGCGTAGACGTACCCCGTCCACGAGCCGAGGAGCAACACACGGTCGGTCGGCAGGTTGCCGTCGAACGTAACGCAGCACAGCGGGTTCATGTTGGGGTCGGCGAACTCGTCCTCGAACCACGCTTTATTCCGCTGATCGTAATAGAAGTTCGTGCTTGGCCCCGGTGCGGCCAGCGGGCTCACGAACAGGTGCAGGCCCTGAAACTTGTCGTCCCACCCCATGCACACGCCGGACGCGCCAGTGTCGATCTGCTGGAGGATGTTCTCGATGCCGTTTGAGATTCGTTGCGGAGGCTGGCCCGGCTGCATCGAAAACACGCCCGTCCGGTTCGAGAAGAAGTAGATCGTGCCGGCGGGATCGACACACCACGGCAGGCCGAACGCCATGCCGATCGCCCGCGTCACGAGATCGACCTGGCCACCGGCCCCAGGATCGCCACGGAGCATATGGATTTCGTGATCGCAGCCGATGACGCAAAGGTCATCGTTGTAAGGGATGATCGCCGTGATGTCGTCGCCGATGAGGCCGAACGAATCCGGCAGGTTCCCGGCCCAGGCGTCGTTCGCACCCGGAGACAGCGGGAAGTAATCGTAGTTCGTTGGGTCGCCCACGCGCGAGCCGAAGAGGTTCTGAGGGTCTTTGAGGAGGCCGGCGGAAAGAATTCGACCACGCCAGTTCTCGATCAGCGTTGGCAGGTTTCCCTCTTCATCCACCGGCAACGACCCGGCCGAAGCCGCCCATGTGCTCACAGTGTTGGTATTCGGGTTGTAGACGCACGAGTTAATGCCATCGGCGAACCACAACTTCTGATTGTTGGCCGCGCTACGAATGAGGCCGGTCGCATTGAGCGGCGGTGTAGCGAGCGGGCTGGTGCCGTTGATCGCGGCCGTCCAAACCGTCTCGCCGGGGTTCAGGCGATAGACGTTGCCCTCGACGACAGTGACGAGGGATACCACACGGCCGGATTGACTGAGTTGCACGGGATTCCCCTTCGTCACGATCACGTTCAAATGCTGGATGATGTACTCTTCTCCACTCGGCTGAGTTGAGATGTACTTTCGGACACCGCATCTTGATCCGCCGCGAGTCCGGTTCGAACGCGGCTCGAAGCCCCGGACGTTCTTGGCGATCGGCGTCGTGCGGGCGTACTCACCGTTGGCGACGGCCCGGTTAGGCTGACGACCGAACGGCTGGGATCGGTCGATACCGGCTTTTGGAAAATGTAAATCCAGAGGGATGTCCGGCATCTCATCCTCAAGGCTTGAAGCTGGCTCCGATGGCGGCGAACCCGATGTACGAGCCGCCCTGCGTGGTCGTTGGATCAACGGACAGAGTTTGGGATTCGCTGCTGACAACGAAAATGTTGCAGGCGCCTACACCCTCGGGGTTCGGAGCGTTTGAACCCAGCCTACTGGCTCGCAAGTTATCCACTCCGGCCGAGTACGTTGGCTGGGATCCTGCGTCGAAGGTTCTCTGGTGGGTCATGAACGCGGCGATCATCAGGCCGGTCGGAACCGAAAGCGGAATTGCGCCGGTTGACCATGAGGTGAAAACGGCTCCTGTGTAGTCTTGGTGATTGGATACTGTCCCATCGAATGGCGCACTCGCGTTCGTCCCACTCCACTCCAGGAGCCGAATCGTTAGATAGCAGTTGGCATCCGGTGTGACGGTCACTGTGTTTTCATTAACACCATCGCTCGCGACACGATACCACATCGACAACTTGCTCTTGGCCGTTGGGTTGCCGTCTTGGAAGGGGACGTAGGTGCCGACCTGCGTGTACGGTTGCCCGATCGCATTTACGACCGTGAGGCTTGGGTTGGTGGAAATACAAAATGCGGCAACGACGACAACGAGCAGATTCCCGTTACCCGTTGCACTTGGATAGGAAACCGATCGTGGGGTCGTCTGGCCTGGGAAGGTGCCGAAGTCGCCGAGTAAGCTGGCCTGCACGAACGCGATCCCTGACGGATTCACGGTGATATTGATGTTGGCCTTGGATTTTCCCTGGTTGCCTATCGACGTGAGCGTGTACGGGATCACAATGAGCCCGCCGTTGCCGGACGACGGTGGCGTGTATGTGACTGTGAATGTGAGCCCACTGCCTGTCGTTCCAATCGTCCCACCCAGCAAGCTCGGCGAAGGCACTCCGAGCACAATAGTTGGTACGCCGAGGTACGTATCGTTGACGATGGGGATGATGTCAACACTTACATCGCCAACGGTGCATTCTGCAAAGTCGTCAACCGCAGTCGGAGGATTGCGCGGTACGCCTCGCTTCGGCTGAATCCCCGATCCGCCCTTGCGGATGTACCGGCCCCTGTTTCGATCACCGTCTGAGGGGTCGATAACGGTGCCAGTGATGTCGTCTTGGACCGCGAGCGTGGCGTCAACCGTGGGGTCTACGATGATGTTGAGGTGCTGGATGAGAGACGTGAGGCCGCCAGGACGGTCGTTGACGTACCGACTCACGCCAGGCCGGGCGCCGCCTCGATTGCGTTGGGTGCCGGGTTCGATGCCGCGGACGTTGATTGCGAGCGGGGAAGTGCCGACCGGCTGAAGCTCGAATTCGGTCGTAATATTCATTCCACCCACCGGGAAGGTGAGTTCGATGGGCTGGTCGCCGGGAGATGATTGGGGTGGCATGCGCGCTCCGGCCGGAGTCGCGATGCCATTCTACCAACAGAACGGCCGCAGGGGATTGCTCCTCTGCGGCCGTTCCACTTACGCCCCAACAGGGGCAAGGGTATTTCAGCAGCGTCGGAGGAGCTTGCGGATCGGACCGCACCGAGCCCTCGAACTCGAAGCCGATGCACAGGCCGAGGCGGCAGGAGTCGCACAAGCGGCCACGGCAGAAACTACGGGCGGTGCGACGACCACAGGCTTTGTCAGGACGGCCGGGATTACCACGATGGCCGGAGTGTCGCACGCGGCCACGGCTGCGGTCGCACAGGCCGAGGCGGCCGGGGTTGCACACGCCGAAGCCGAATCCTGCCGCGCGGCATGCCGGCGAGCGAGGGGGCCGGCGAATGCATCCGATGCGAGCACGAAGAGAACGAGCAGTGTGAGGAGCAAGCGGAACATGAGAGTCCTTTCAGTGTGTGAAAATCGCCGCAGAGCCTTCCGCATCCAGTGAAAGTTTTCAGCTTCCGGCTCATGCGGCGACGGGAGCAGTATAACCAAAACTAATCGCCCCGGCAACTCTGCCGGGGCGATCTACTTCCCTGGGGCGTTCACGTCGCCTTCACTGGCGACTCGCATCCATCACGATACCACGACGGTGCCCTTCATGCTCGGATGGTTGGCACAGTGATACTCGAACGTGCCCACCATCTGGAATTCGGCGTCGAACGAGTTCTGCGGGGAGATATCCCCCGAGGAAGCCGGATTGCCGCCGGGGTTGTCCACTTCAAACGTGACCGTGTGAGCCATCCCGTCCTCGTTCGTCCAGCACACGCAGTCGCCGCGGGATATCGAAATGCTCGGTGGATCGAACGCCATCGAGACGATCTTGACAGTCTTCTTCGCCATGAGAAATCTCCAGAGAAAAGATCAGTACATCGGCGAGGTTCTTATCCGAAAAGTTTACGGAACGGCCAGGTCAGCACTTGCCAGATGCCGACCACAGCCGTCGCCTTTGCTTTGCTCGGACATCATCGGCCTCACAATACGATGCCAAGATCGGCCAGCAACTTCGCCACGGCCGCAGTGATCGCGGCAACGTCCCGCGCCCGCACGGCCGAATAAATCGCCCAGAGGTCGCCGAGGATCGCCAGTGGGTTCAGCGTGGCGTCCATGCCGTCCTTCTTCGCGAACGCAGCGTGGGTCGGCAACGCCCTGATGCCGAGGTCAGTGAGGAACTTGTTGATGGCCGCGATCAGGACCGTCCCATCCTGCGACGTGTACGCCCCGACGACCGCGAACACGTCGAGCGCGATGGTCCAGATGCTCGCGATGTTCAGCGCGGCGACCGGCTGGTCGGACTCGCCGGGAACTCCGGTTCCACCGGGGTAGGGAGCGAGATTCACGGTGCCGGAGATCGTGCCGAACAGCGGCATGTGGAACGACAGCGCGCCGACGTAATCCGGGAAGGCTTCCGGCAACGGCGGGATCGGGGGAACAGGAGTCGGAGGCACGGGAGGCACCGGGGTTGGAGGTACGGGCGGAACAGGAGTCGGGCCTGGGGTCGGCGTCCAATCCGGCACCTGGCCCGAGTTGTACGCCGCGATGGCCGCGTTCAGTTGGGCCGTGTTCAGGCCGCTCGGAGCCGTGCCGTCCGTGTCCCAATCGGCCTCGAACTCGATAAACGCTTCGTCCACGATCCGCGAGTCGGCCATCGCCGCCCACGTCATCGTAATCACGATGCCCCACGTCGCGAACTGCACGCCGACCGAATCGTAACCCACGGCCCGGATGTCGTGGCCACCCACGAACGAATACCGCTTCGGGATGTCCCACACGGCGCCGTCGTAAGTCGCCGATCCCATCCACTCGCCCGGCACGTTGAAGCCGATGTTGAACCCGCCGCCGGAAATCAGGATCGCGGTCTGCACGGCCAGCTTGTTCGCGGGATCGACGGCCGCATAGCCGAAGATTTTCCGCTTCACGCCGCCGACCAAAATGCCGTTCCGCAACTTCTCGTCTTTCACCGCGGCGATCATGCACCCGTTGTCGCCCGGCCCGCAGATTCGCACATACTCGCGCAACGCCTCCTGTGTCGAGCCGATGATGGCCGCGCCGGACTCCTGTGCTGAGGAGACACCCTCGCCGTGTGCATCGCTGGCGATCACACAGTCGCCTTGCTGATCGTTGCCGTAAATCTGCGCGATGGACTTCTTGGCTTCGGCGTTGAGCCACGACTTCAAACCGGGCGGGGCCGGCACGTCGCCGAGGTAATCGACGAACCGCACCAACTTCCGCATCGTCGCTTCCGGAGACTTCACCCGCCCGAGGAACACCGTCCGCATCGGCGGCTCACCAGCGCCGGCCGCCGCAAGGACGTGAGCCTTGGTGATGTGCTGGTCGCAAATCTGGACTGAGGGAACTGCCATCGGATTCACCTTTTCTTGGAGTTCGGAGTTCAGCATCATAGGCCCGGCCAAATCGAGTGCGGGAACTCCGACCGCACGCCAACTTGACCGGGCTTTACTCAGTTAGGCCGGGATCGGCCTCGTAAGGTGTATTGAGTCTGCCGTCTTCTGACCTTCGGTGTGGAAAATCTCAACGTCCACATCTCCGGGCT